TTTTCAGGTTTAAATAAACTTAGTCTTGGCATAGTAGTATATTTATCGGCAGCTAAATATACATGGAGAACTAATAATGTCTAATCCTAGCACCAATTTAGCTGAAAGAGAAAAAGTTTATGATTATGTCCGTACCATGTTGGGTGACGGAATGGTTGATGTTGAGTTGGATCCAAAACATTATGAAACAGCACTAAACCGTGCCTTGGCTAGATATCGTCAGCGTAGTAGCGGGGCAGTAGAAGAAGCATATTATTTTTTAGAACTACAACAGGACACAAACGACTACAGGCTACCTGATGAAATTATTGAAGTTCGCAGTATTTTCCGTAGAACTGTGGGTAGTAGAACAGCTGGCGGATCGGGCGGTACAAACTTTGAACCGTTTAACCTAGCTTATACAAACACTTATTTGCTTAATAGTACAATGTTGGGCGGTATTGCAACATATGATATGTTTGCTCAATATCAAGAAATGGTTGGACGTATGTTTGGTGCTTACATTGAGTTTCAATGGATTCCAACAACTCATACCTTACGAATTTTACAACGTCCTTATGCAGAGGGCGAGCAAGTAATGCTTCGTGGATATAATTATAGACCTGACTATATATTGCTACAAGACACGTATGCCAAGAGCTGGATGTATGACTACACTCTAGCAACTTGCAAAATTATGCTAGGCGAAGCTCGAAGCAAATTTAGTCAAATTGCTGGACCAGGTGGCGCAGGCGGACTTAATGGCAATGACTTAAAGAGTGCGGGCAAAGAAGAACTTGAAAAGTTAGATAAAGAAATTGAACTGTATATTGCTGGCGGCACTGGCTATACATTGGTAATTGGATAATTATGAAAATCTACGAAGTTATTTCTGAAGCCAAGTTAACTCAGAAAAAAATCAGCAAGAGACAAAGTCAATCATCAAAGGGTGTAAACACCTTCTCTGATGGTGAAAGAGCCAGCGGCGACTACACCATGAACAGATTGGGTATGGCATTGGCGATGACTGACGGTAAAAACAAACCTGACATTGAAGCCAAAAGTTGGATAGGAAAATCCAAAGGCGCTTTTCCTTACACCAAAGAAGAACAAGACATGCTGAAACAAGCATACAAGGCAGTTGGCGCAGAACATAAAGACCTAAATCACGGCAACATGAACAGTATGGAATTGGAAGACACCAATAAAATCAGTGCTGTTGCAAAAGTCAAAAAGAACAAATACGGCGTATAAAGTCTTGACAAGGACTTGGAAATCTTATAATATATAGTATCTTACGGAGGCTATATGATTATAGGGGTATGCGGGTTTATTGGTTCAGGCAAAGATACTATTGCCGACTATCTTACAAATTTCCACGGTTTTAGACGAGAGTCGTTTGCTAACACACTTAAAGATGCAGTGTCAGCAGTATTTGGGTGGGATCGCACCATGTTGGAAGGGCGCACAAAAGAAGCCCGTGAATGGCGAGAACAAGTGGACCCTTGGTGGGCCGCACGTTTAGATATGCCCAACTTAACTCCACGATGGGTACTGCAATATTGGGGCACTGAAGTATGCCGCAAAGGTTTTCATGACGATATTTGGATTGCCAGCCTAGAAAATAAACTCCGTAATAGCCGAGATGAAATTGTTATCAGCGATTGCCGTTTCCCCAACGAAATAGCAAGTATCAAAAATGCTGGTGGTAAAATTGTATGGGTTAAACGTGGCCCATTACCTGAATGGTATAACATTGCTGTAGAAGCCAACAAAGGCAGTAATGTTGCCAGCAATGAATTAAAAATGAAGAAAATTCATGCCAGCGAATGGGCATGGATTGGAACTGAGTTCGATGCTGTATTGGACAACAACGGAACTATTGATACGTTATTTGCACAGGTCAAAGGTCTGGTACAAGATCCCCTTGGCGCCACTTTACCCCTTCCTTATGTAGAACTCGCTGACAGTTTGCACATACCGTCTTGAGATTTGCTGGGCGGCAGTTGTTTAAATCGCCGTCCACATGAAACACTGCAAACACTTCCTTATGGATGCTTTTAAAACCACATTTATCACATGTGGTTTTTAACTTGTATCCGGCCCGTTGCCATCGCGGCACTCCTGCATTTACTCCGTGCCTAATACAGTAGTTGCAAAGTTTTCGATAATATACGTTGCCTGCTTTGCGATAATTCACAGCGGCTGGTCGTTGCCCGCACAAACATAGTGGTCTCATACTGTATTTAAATAAACCAGGCCTTTATCGTGCCTTTTTCAGGCTGATAAGCACAACCTTTTCTCCAAATTACACTAAATACTTTAGAAGAAGAATCTTAGGAGAGACCATACAATGGCACAACTTTCATCACCAGGCGTAAGCGTAACCGTTATAGACGAATCGTTCTATACACCAGCCGCTCCAGGAACAGTACCTTTAATCATTGTCGCAACAGCAGAAAATAAAGCTAACGGCGCAGGAACAGGAACAGCTCCAGGAACGTTAAAAGCAAACGCTGGTACGACATATTTAATTACTAGCCAGAAGGATCTTGTAGATACTTTTGGAAACCCTGTTTTCAAAACAGATGCAAACAACAACCCAATTCATGCTGGCGAACAGAACGAATATGGTCTACAGGCTGCTTACAGTTTGTTAGGTGTTAGCAACCGTGCTTATGTAGTACGTGCTGATATTGATCTAAGTTCATTGAACGCAAGTGCAAATGCTCCGTCTGCTGATCCAAGCAACGGAACATATTGGTTAGATACAGTCAACACAGCATACGGTATATTTGAATGGGATGCCAGCGCAAAGAGCGCAACTGGCACAGGTCAAACATTTATTGCCAAGACACCAATGGTTATTACTGACACAACTAAAGTTGTTAGTTACAGTGATACAGCAACAACAACGCCTACTCCTAAAGCAAGTGTTGGCGCAATTGGTGATTACGCAATCGTAAGTTTAAGTGATTTAAACACAGATTATACAGCTCCAGACACATTGTTCTACAAAAATAAGAGCGGTGCATGGGTCACAGTTGGTAGCAATGCTTGGGCAAGTTCATGGCCTGTAGTTACTGGTACAGTAACAAACCCAACACTAACTGGTACTGGTCAAACTTTTATTCTTAATGGACAAACCATTACAAACAACGCACAAACAGTTGCTGGTTTTGCAGCCTTAATTAATGGCAACAACAACTTACAAAACGCAGGTATTAGTGCTGCCGCAGTTAATGGTAAATTAGAAGTTTATAGTGACGGCACATTGACTTCTGAAACTGAAGACAGTTCAGCTTCAAGTCCAGTTATTTTTGCTAATGGCACAGGTCTATGGTCTGCATTGGGTATTACCGCAGGCACATACTATGGTCCACAACTAGCAATACAACCACATACACAAGTTCCAACATTTAAGAGAACTGACAATGAAGGACAAGTTGCTGGTTTCAGCGCAAGACCAACAGGTAGCGTATGGGTCAAGACAACTGAACCAAACGCAGGCGCAAGATTCCGTGTAAAACGTTATAACTCAGCAACTGATTCTTTTGAAGCAGTTAATGCTCCTTTGTACGCAAACGGACAGTCAGCAATTTACGGCTTAGACAAAGCAGGCGGCGGATTAAATCTTGCCGCTGGTGCAGTTTATGTTAAAACTAATGCATTTGAAGATAACGGATCTGACAGCACACCTAGAACAGCTGACTATAAAATTTACAGAAGAATCTCAACAGGTGCTACTATTATCAGATCTGATAAAATCACAACACAAATCACTTCTGGTGCAAAAACATTCACTATACAAGAAAGTATTACTGGCCAGCTTGCACTAAACAGTGCAGTAACAGTGAGTTTTCAATCATTAGGAACAATTGGCGATGCAGATTTAATGGCAGCGGCTATTAATTCAGCAGGATTTACAAACATCGTAGCTGACGTAGACAGTCAAAATCGTGTTGTTATTAGTCACACAAGAGGTGGCGAATTTAGATTAACAGACGGCACAAATGCTCCGTTAAATAAAGCAGGATTTGCGGCATTTAACGCCATAACACAACAGGGTACTGCTAACCTGTATGCCGCACCGGCAGCTGATTCAAATGATTTTATTGCCAGCTTGTGGGAGCCATTGGCATTCTCAGCAGGCGGTACAGCTCCATCTAGTTTAACAGCAGATGGCACATTGTGGTATAACAGCATTG